ACAGCATCAAAATTCACTGTGCTCCATAGACCTGGATGCATGGGTTTTGGCCAAGTTCCCGAATCAATCCAAGCATAACCCAGGTGTTCGTCGTTGAGTTGTGGAACAAACTCGTGGCTGACACTGCAATAGAATGTGTGATAAACAAAACGTTGATCTATCGTGGTAAATTTTTCAATAGGCAACAATCGCAAAAAGTCTGGAACAAATCCCAGTTCCTCTTGGCATTCTCTAACCATGGCATCTCGTAGGCTTTCTCCAGATTCAATACGTCCGCCTGGCAGTCCCCAGGCTCCTGGGTGTTTGGGATCGTTGCGCATGAGATACAGATACCTGCCAGTATCCACCGAATAAAACCAAACTCCTACTGCGTTTACAACACCAGACTCCATGTGCCTCCCGGATACAGTCCTTGATAACTCTTGATCCACGAAGTTCCAGTCCATTCATACTGCAACCCCGTGGTTATGTTTGTTACATATTGTATATTATTTGGACTTGAAGTGCTGTCAAAACTTATCTGCCATTGGGTACCATCGTATTCAATGATATCATTGGCCTGAGCTACCAAAGGCTGACCATCAACACCTTCCCAGGCCGGAGCATCACCTTCCCAGCTACCGGTGGCCTCGGTCAATAGGTATCTTTGACCCAGAGTTGCAACGGCCAATCCAGCACCTGGCCCAGATTGCAAAGGATCAATCACTGCGTCTACTGGGTCAAGCGTGTTGGCCGGCACAGTGTCTTCGTCTACCGTGAACAACAAAAATCTATCATCGGTAGGATCATAAGCCACAGTTCCTACCACTTCGGTGCCATCATCTTGTTCTAATTTGATCAAACTAATGCCAGGTCGTAACACACCATAAACACCAATTACACTGTGCCACAGCAGATTGCTAGGTGGACTGTCAGGCGGATTCAAACTGGTGTTGGGTTCGTTTACTACCTGTTGCTGTCGCAAGGCTTGTAGTTTGTTGCCAATAAGAAGCACTTGATAGCCATAAGGAGTGAATACCTGTCTGGTGCCCAACAACAGATCATTGTCTAGTATGGCATTGGCAGCATCACCTTTGGCATCAAATATGTTGGCCACAATACGTTCTACTACGCCCAACTTCTTGACCTTGGCTGGACTAGAAATCCATATTGGTAAAGTAAACGTTAGGGTGGCTATGTCTATAGGATTGTCAGTGCCAACAGGTATGGTTCTGCTGGACCATTTTACACTTTCAAGATCGCAAGTGGTCAGACTAGTCCAGTCAATGTAGTTGTCGGTGCTTTGTATTTCCAATGCAGGATTAAACAACACCAAGATTTGTTCCAACAACTGCATTTTTTGATTGGTATTAGACGTCCAGATATCTAGATTCAAGGTCAGCTTGTAAGGCACAGGCATGAGACGGTCTATGGTAAATGCGTTGCCTTGTGTGGTTTCGTATGAATCTGTGTCAGCATCATAGGTTCTTTGACGCACAGCTATGGTGCTGATAAAATTGGGTTCTTGAATTCTGGGACGATCGTAGTCCAAGGCCGTGATGTAAAAGGTCATCATTGGTGTGCTTGGCATGGTTGAAGCAGAATTGTTGTTCAACACTGTTTGAGCTTGACGACTCCAGTCTCCGTACTTTACGGGCACACGAACCAAAGTATGATTGGTTCCTTCTTCGTCACGGCCATATTCTACCTGGAAGTTAGAGAATATTCTAGCAAACTGTAGCAGGAATCTGCGTATTTGCTCGTCGTAAAAAAATGTTGGTCCAGTAAATGTTGGCATCTATCGTCCTGGTGGTCTAGGATTGGGCGGCAAGTTACCACCAGCATCGCCGTTGTCAGCCAAGGGTTTGAGAATTTCACTCAAGCTCTGGCGGCTTGGTATGTTGCCCAGGTCTGTGGTAGGCACAGTGTAAGGATTGTTAACAAAGCTGGCACGTTGGGTGAGAGCACCTTGTGCCAGGTCAAGATCAGTACGGACATCTTCTTCGATCTTGATCCATCTAGCTCCGTCATAGCGGAACAAGCGGTTGGGGAAATAGTCCAAACGCAAGGCATAATCTCCGGCCACTGGGTTGGGAGGAAATTGAACGCCGGGAGTCACTGGCAGGCCATTAGGCGGTATGAGATAACCTGTTTCAGGATCTTTGCCGCCGCTGAGATAGCCCATGGTATAACCAAATCCTTTGGGCGTGATGCCTTCTCCGGGCTGCGTGCCATCAACTGTGACCACGCTATTGTCAGCAGTTAATCCTCCGCCCAACGTAGATGCTGGTTGTCCGTTTTCTGTAGGCAGAATATAAAACTTGACTGTGTCGTAGCCTGAATATGGAACTTCAGCATAGGCCTGTGTGAGTATGGCATCATTGATGGCCAAATCTTTGGGTCTGGTACTATCCTTGTCAGCAATAGTGGCAGGATTTGCAATAGGTGTCCAGTATGTGGTATCTGTTATAGGGGTGCCTGGTGGCACAGGTCTTGATGCTTGATAAAAATTATCTCCGTCCTGTACTGTTTCTCCTTGCGGATAAAAGTTGCCAGGATCCCAGATGTTGGGAGGCATAAACGGTTTGTCAAGTATCTGTTTGTATTCTTGAGCATTGACCAAAGGTGTGGCCTGCACACGCCAAAGGTGCGGCAACCAAGTTTGGCTGAATCCTTCGGCAGCAAAATTGGCTTCTTGGATCACATAGTATCTAGGCAAGGCCTTGACCAAACTGGTATCCAAAGGATTGTAATCTTTGAGATTAGGGAATTCCAACACATCACCAGACATGAGCTTGCGACCAAATGTGTCGATCATGTCATTGTAGTGAAACGTGATATACAAGGTATCATTGTTTAAAAATAAACCAAACTGACTGAGATTAAAATCAATGTCTTGCACACGATAAACACCGCGCATGACATATACATCAGGATCGTAGGCACGATCGCGATTCTCTCCCAACAACAGGTCTTCTACAAACAGGGGATTTTGTTGATCGTAAACAGGCAAGGTTGCATCGGCATCACCTACGTCACCAGTTCTTGGGCCTAGATATTTGTGAATGTAGATATCTAATCCGCCAATGGTGTACATTTCGCTGATGTTGCGATCAATATACTGGTAATCGTTGGTTCTATTAGGACGGTATAGGCTCAGACGTGGCATAGTCTTGTATTTATGGGTCAAATTGACTTGAAACATCAAAGCTGGTATAATTAAACACATGGATGAATTATTAGAAAGACTGGACAAAATTGAGCGGGGCATACCCACGATAAAAAACAAAGTGGCCCGCAAAGATCTCTTAAAAATGCTCAAAAACGTGGATGTGGCCATAAACGCAATCAGTAGAGAAAGTGTGGAATGCCGCAGACTACATCGTGAAACCCGGCAATACCAAGACTTGATCAAAAAAGCCAGTCAGCTGATTGCCAATCTGGAGCAACACCTAACATTTGCGGCACTGCTAAACGGTTGACCAAAAAAGGCACTACTGCTATAATAGTCTAATAAACTCAGGAGAGAGTATGAATGCACGAGCCGCTACCCAAATCAAACCTTTGAATCCCAAAGGTGCTGACTTCAAATATGTGGGTCCAGAACCTGTTTGGAAATTTCAGCCCACTACAGAAAACAGAACATCGAGCCTAGGGCGTGCCTTTGCTTGGTACAACTATCATTATGGTCGCAAAGAAGCCAAAGAAATGATTTGCCAGTGGCTCACAGTCAACGGACGTGAAAAGGATGCCAAGGTATTTCGCGGCATCCCTGATGGCGCAGTCAGACTCACACCGGCCTGGGTATGTAGAATGAATTTGATGGGATTAGAATTACTAGAGCATGAGCAGTGCCTGGCCGACAATCAGATTGTAGAAATGCTACGGATCAAACAAGAAGTCAAAAAAGTAGTAGACGAAGCCGAAGCGGCTGTGGCCAAACTCACAATCCAAGATCACCTGCGTGAAAAAGTCAGCGAATGCGCTGGCGAACTAGAAGGCATGTTTGACGATTTCATCGCAGCCGGTGCCAAAATGAGTGCGGACTGGAAGCCCATTGCACAGATTCGTGGCATGAACATCAGTCCTAACATGGTTGGTACGATTGTTGATGTATGGAAAACAAAACTTGCAGAATTTGAAGAAGTCTTGGATGGTAAAGATGCAGATTTGGTAGAAGGCTACGGCCACCTCAACAAAAATCAGATCAAACAGTGTGTCAAGTTCATTGAACAGGTCATTGCCGATTGCGGCAACTATGTGCAGATCAAAAAAGTAGAACGCAAGCCACGTGCCAAGAAAGCTGTGAGCCCAGAAAAGCTCAGTGCCAAGTTCAAGTATCTAAAAGAATTTGCCGAGCTCAAACTCACAAGTATTGCACCCGCACAGTTGGTTGGTGCTGGAGAAGCCTGGTTGTACGATACCAAGAAACGCAAACTCATACACGTCATGGCCGATACGCACATGGGAACATTCAGTGTCAAAGGCAGTGCCATAGTGGGATTTGACACTCAGCAGACAGTACAAAAGACCTTGCGCAAACCTGCAGAACAACTCAAAGAGCTATTATCGGGCGGCAAACCCGCGGCACGCAAGGTATTCAAGGATATCCGAGCCACTGAAACCAAGTACAACGGACGTGGCAATGAGAACTTGATCATACTCAAGGCCTGGTAAATACAGGGAACACGGAGTTCCCTTTATGACAGCCCAAAGCACCCAAGCCCAAAACAGCCTAGAAACCCTCAAACAACAACTGTTTGATTATGTGCGTTTGACCTTGGGTGATCAGATCGTTGATCTTGAGCTAGATGCCGAACACTACGAAATAGCATATCAACGTACCATTGGTACCTATCGTCAGCGAGCACAAAATGCCTATGAAGAAAGCTACACCTTCATGGAGTTGGTCACAAACGTAAACATCTACACCTTGCCGCAAGAAGTTATCACTGTGCGTCAAATTTTTCGTAGAACATTTGGCGACAGCACAGGACCATTTGCCAGCAACTTTGATCCTTTCAGCCAAGCGTCATTGAATGTTTACCTAATGAACTTCAACGTGGCAGGTGGTCTTGCCACCTATGATTTCTATTCACAATATGTGGAACTAGCAGGTCGTATGTTTGGCGCCTACATGAATTACACCTGGAATCCGGTCACAAAGAAACTGCAACTGATCCGTGATCCCAAAGGCACTGGAGAAAATGTCCTGCTTTGGACCTACAACTTGAAACCAGAATTTAATCTCTTGCAGGACTTCCAAATTCAACAATGGATCCGTGACTACATGGTTGCGGCTTGCAAAATGATCATTGGCGAAGCAAGAGAAAAATTTGGACAGTATGCTGGTCCACAGGGCGGTAGTACACTCAACGGTACTCAACTCAAAACCGAAGCACAAACTCAAATGGATTTGCTGATCGAAGGACTCAAAAACTACGTAGACGGCAGTCAACCCTTAACCTGGGTCATAGGTTAAACACCATAGACTAAATCCAAAATTCATGCTATACTTTTAGCATGAGTTCATTGATGATTGACATAGAAGGCCTGGCCACCGGACCAGATGCTACCATACTGACCATAGCTGCACAGAGCTTTGATCCGTTTGGCAAAGGTTACTACGATCGTTGCTACTATGCTCGCATTACTCTTGAAAGCCAGGAAAACCGCGCCATAGAAGAAGGTACTGTGCAGTGGTGGTCGACCCAGAAAGAAGCACAGGCCGAAGCCTTTGCCGAAGAAGGTCGTGTGCCCTTGGACATAGCCCTGGATAGTCTCTACAAGTTGGCTTGGCAACACAAGTTTATCTGGGCCAACGGTCCTACCTACGACATGAACATTCTAGAACATGCCTACAAGAGCTATGGCAAGGCCCTGCCTTGGCAGTTCTACAATGTGCGTGACGCCAGAACAGTTTACAGTTTGTGGCCTGGTCTGCCCAAGCCTCCTACCAGCCATCATGCTCTAGAAGATTGTCGTAGGCAAATTGACATGTTACAGGCTACCTTAAAACATCTAAACATAAAGGAAATCAAATGATCATTGGAGTATGCGGACTTATTGGAGCAGGCAAAGACACCATTGCTGACTATCTAGTAAACATACACCAATTCCGGCGAGAAAGTTTTGCCAACACACTCAAAGATGCTGTGAGCAGCGTGTTTGGATGGGATCGTGAGCTGTTGGAAGGGCGCACCAAACAAAGCCGTGCTTGGCGTGAGCAACAGGACGATTGGTGGACTGATCGTTTGGGCATGCCGATCAGTCCGCGTTGGGTGTTACAATACTGGGGCACTGAAGTTGTACGCAAAAGTTTTCACGACGATACCTGGATTGCCAGTTTGGAAAACAAACTGCGCAAAAGCGAGGACGATGTTGTGATTTCAGACTGCAGATTTCCCAACGAAATTGCCGCTATCAAACGTGCTGGTGGCATTGTAGTGCGAGTGCATCGTGGGCTTGATCCCGACTGGTACCCGTTCGCTGAAGCTGTAAATCGTGGTCCAGAACGCAATCTAGAATGGTCGTGGTCCAAAACACAGTTGGAAAAATTCAATATTCATGCCAGCGAAACTGCCTGGGTTGGAACCAACTTTGATGCTGTGATAGACAATAACGGTACCATGGATCACTTGTATTCACAAGTCAACGATCTGGTTCTAAATCACCTTGCTTCCAGGGCAAATCAGAACGTTTGATATCGACAACACAATTCAAGCACACTGTTTTTAAGTTACGAAGAACATTGTTGTTGAGATTGCCATCCACATGGTAAACCAAAAGTTGAGCTGAATATTTGCTTTTGAATCCACAACGGTCACAGGCGTTTTTCTTTTTGTATCCTGCTTTTTGCCACCTAGGTACCGGAGTAGTCATGCGTTTGCCGCGTTTGAT